TTCTTCTGGCGATAAAATCGGCATGATTATTTGTATTAAGTGTTGCTATCTATTTTATATATTAAGCACTTATCATCACATTTGTCGAAGTTGCGGATTGTTTTGCTGCTTCAACAAGACCTGCATTGACACCTGGAGTCGCAGGATATTTTGCGTCAAGAGCTGTTGCCATTGTCGATAGTAATGCCCATATAGGTTCTGCAAGAACTGCATGTGAGTAAGGGCCAGGACCAACTTTTGTTGTTTGTGCTCCGTTAACGATAACTTCATCTGCAGTTACTTCGGCTTTTGCACCGGCTGCTATGTTAACTTCATTTTTGGTTGTTACGTTAATGATGTCTCCATCCATTTGAATAACTGAATCACCATTTGGAGTTGATAAAGTTATAAGTGTATCAGGAGTTATTTGAAGATAAGATTCTCGATAATAAATTTGAATTCCAGAATTTTTCTGGAAAATTATCGTTAATTCTTCCACTGGATCATATGCAAGAACATGAGTTCCTTCATAATCATCTTTTATTCTCTTTATTAATTCAGTATCAATATTCTGAATTGTTGTGTATTCAGGAGCATAAATATCTCCATTGTTAAATTGTATACGAACAAATTGTCCTATCTTTGGAACTGAAATAGATCCAGCGCCATCACCTGCAAATATCGTTGAATTAATTGGAACTGCCCACGGTAAATGCTCATCAGATATTCCATCAAATAATCCAAGAACACGAACTTGTGCTCTTCCTGAAAATGTAGGATCTTTTATGTTAACCACAATTCCAATCCAATCATTATCATGATAGTCGTGTTGTATAAAATCTATTTCACTTGTGTATGCCATAATTATTCTGTTTTTGGGTAATGAGCCATTAGTAATATTTCATTAAGTTGTTTTAAAGTTCTTCCAAGAAATTCAGCTGTATTTGGACGTACATATTTATGAAGATAATCAACAATATAAGGCAAATAATCTGTGTTAAATGCAAGACGAATTCCTTCTTCATTTCGATAATCAAGTGGGTAGATTACATCTCCTGGAATTTCATCTAAACCTAAAATTAATTCTAAATTTGCGTATATATGTTTGGCCGCCGCAGTAGGTGATTCGAATGTTTTTTTCGTAAACACTCCAATTCCCATATCTTCAATAGGATCGGACTTTTCAGTAAACTTCTCATTAATATTTTCTCGAACTATCTTCATTGTTCTAACTTACTATTAGTTGCTTTACTTACAGGCGGCTGAGGTAATGGTTCATTCTCGGTATTAGATTTTAACTGAGATGAAGGTTTTCCCTCAATAATAGTACCATTTTGTATTACAGTATTTTTCAATCCTGATGGACCTTGAGTAATTCCTGGTGTAACCTGAACATTGGATGTTAAATTACTTGAAGGTTTACCCTGACTCACACCACCTGAGAGATTTTGATCAGTTAGTTGTTCAGAGGCACTGCCACGATTTAATGTTCCTCCTTCTGTAGAAGATGCTAATCTACTTGAAGCAGTTTCTCTTACAATTCCATCACCACTTGTTTGTGAACCTAAATTACCAGATGCTGCAATTCGTTGTAATCTTTCTTGTTCAATTCTTCCCAACGACGCTGCGTTTGGATCGATACTCTTTATTCCGTTTCCACCTTCAACTCTTTCTTTGAATCCTTGCCCAACATTCGCAGCTTCTGTGTATTGTTCAGTTCCATTAAGTGTTTTATTTGTATTTGACTCTTTTGGCCCAGTCATATTGGTTGCTAAAGAGTAGTCTTTGATTTTTTCCCAAACGCCTCGATCAGATAATGCTATGTTTGCTGCTTCAGCCAACATTTTCGATGTTGGATCAGTTGCAGTTGATTTTGAAAGATTCATTAAAACTTGTCTAAAACTACCATCCGTAATTTGTTCACTTAATCTTTCTGAGGGCATTACATATTCATTAGCTACAGTCGTCATAGATTTACGAATTAATCCAAGAACATCAATAATATTTTTTGATTGTATTGCTCCTTGTATTTCTGTAAATGATGAACCTAATCCGGGAATTGGAGTTGTTTTAGCTTTATCAATTACAGTTTCAACAGTATTTTTAAGATATGCTTCTCCAAAATTAAGTGCATTACCAGCCCAAGTTTCTCTTTGGCCTGTTCCGCTTTCACCTTCAGTTGCCTTTGAAAGAGTATTAGCTGGTTGTGCAGGATAAGCTCCTTTAGTTGTGTTGTTTTGGTTTGTTCTTTCGTTAAATGGTTTTCCAGATTCATGAGAATTAACTTCTCCACCTTCTCTATTTTGAGCAATAAGTAAAGAAGCAGGATAAAGATATCGATTATTAGCATCTGATTGAGTTGAAATTTCTTCTGAAGCTCTATTTCTTCCATTTAATTTTCTATCACTTAAGAACATATTTTGGAAAACAGGATATGTTTGTAATTCTTTTACGTTTCCTATTTTAATTCCAAATTTAACAGCTCCTTGTACGGGATCTGCTGCAACGTTTAATCCTGTTAAGTGATCAAAGTTAATATCAGTTATGTCAAATTCACACATTTCACAATTAATTTCCCATGTTGGCAAAACACTGTCCATCACATTTAAAATTAATTCGGGTTGACTGGTAGGAGTATTTTCTTGAGGTTGAGTTGCTTGTTGAATTCTTCCAGCTGAACCCACTAATTGATTAGGATTAAGCGTTGAAGAAACAGGAAGAGCGGGTGCGCCGGCTTGAAAAGGAGATCCACCATAAGCATTAAGTTCTCCGGGTAAATGAAAAACTCGAAATTCTGATAAGTAAATCTTAAGACTAAAATATCTCATCATATCTGGAAGAACCCATCTTTGATAAACATCATCCCAGGCAACTTTTCGATAAAGGTTTAATAAGTAACTCATTCTTAAATCTAATCCTTCAAGACAAGTTATTGTAAGTTTTTTATCGCTTGTAATTCTTTGTCCTTTAGTAGGATCTATTTTTAATAATTCAGATACACCATCAATTTGTTGAAAATAATATGGGAAATTGTTTTGTAAATAATCAAACTTATCTATGAACTCCTGTAACATTGCTGCACGTGTAGGTTCATTAGAATCAGCTAAATATCTTATTGCTGAATATGATTTTAAATTTTGAACAGGCACATCTCTTTCTCGTTCATACAATCTATTAAATAATGGTTGAGGCATTACATCATAGTTGGATTTTAAATCAGCTTTATTATATGCCTGATCTATCGTATCTCCAAAAACGAGTTTAAATGAAAAATAAGTAGGTTCATCAAAACGTTTTGAAAAACTAAATCGTTCAGCAATTTTGCCTCCGTAGAATTCATCAACTCCTCTAAATTGTTTGTATACAGTTGCCATATATTTTTTTATTTTTGTGTTGTAGTATCTGGTGTTTTAACAGGTTCAACAGGTATTGGTGCTGGCCATTCTCTTCTTGTCAAAACAAACTCTTGTGTAAAGTTACTCATAATTGAAGTTTTATTTTTATTTGACCAAGTTAAAGTAAATCCTTTAACTAAATACCATCCGCTATAAAATAAATCGAGCATATCACTGAAATTGGTCTCGGGATTTATTTTAATGTTTTCTACAGGATCTGTTTTAATTAACAACACCGGCATTTTATCTCCTCGAATTACGTTAAGGTTATTTCCATTAACTTCAATATGCAAATTTAATTTCTCTAATTCTTTGTTATTTATCAAATTCTGTACTCTTGCTAATTGGTAATTTTTATGATGATTTCCATCCCACTGTAAATTATCTGCATCGGGATTGCTTATTGTGTATTGAACACCTAACCACGGATATTTTTGATACAATTCAGGATAACTGTAATTAGCTCTTTTAAGATCTTTATTTTTTTCATCTGGAACATATGCTGCACGCCCTCTTAATAAAATAGTTTTGTTTGTTTTGTTTTCATCGTATATAGGATCAAGACTTACGGCCCAATATTTTTGTTTAGATGAATCCTCATAAAGATTTTTATTATGCTCAAACATTTCACATGTCATTTTGGAGCCAATTTCAAATGTAATAGTAGATGATCGATTAAAAGGTCTCCATGTTGTTATGTAAAAAGGTGTTGTTCTAAAACTTTGATAATTTGAAAATACCTTTATCGTTAAAGTTGCTTTCTCAGGAGCTGATTCCGCGCCATAGTGCCAGTTTTTATCAATGTTTGACGCCAATGCTGCAAGATCAGATTCAGTTTCTGCAGATAACATTTGTTTATTGATATTCACGAAATTAAGATTGTAGTAAACATCAATCCAACAATCATAAAAAGATTTTTCGTCTCTATATGCTCTTCTTATAACACTATTAACGTAAATATCTGCGGCCATATTTGCCTTAAGCCAGAT